TTGGTAACGATGTTTCTTTTCATGTACCAAAGTCTTAAAGAGTTCATTAATCATCACATGAACATCTAGGTCATCCAGCATCACCTTCTTATCTTCTTTTCGGAACATAAGAAATAACTCAATATCCTTTTCACCAAATTCCAATGTTGAATCATAGAAGCCACCAACAGTTAAGGCACTATAACAGGCATTTGTTTTATCAGTAACTTTATTTACTTTAACATTATATGGTTGCATCATCTTACGAACCCAATACATAACTTGACCCACAGTCTTTTCACCAACAAACTTTGGTGTAAATGAGTGTAGCTTATTGTATAGGGTTATGTGTTTCATTAGACACGAACACCATCAAACTTGGCACTAAATCTTCGTTCACGCTCACCAAAAGTGTTTAATGGTTTATCATCATCTTGGCCAGAATCAATAATATCTACCTGTGCAGATTGTTCAGCATCATATAATCTCATCTTGTTTTTATCAACGCCAATGACAAATCGTTTGTATACATTAGGATCACCATAACGATTCTTTAATTGTTTAACCATTAATTGGTTTAGTTGGTCAAGTTCTTCGGTACTAATCAAAGCAAACATAAAGTCGGCAGTTGCTGGCAAGCCAAATGATTCACTAGTATCGGTTAATTCTACATCCGAATTACCAAAACCAGACCTTGTAGTTTGTGTAGCACTTACTACAGGAACAGAAAACTCAACAGCTAGACCACGCAATTCTTCTGCAATAGATTTGATATAAGAATAGGAGTTTACTGTAGCTCCCATTTTAATTCTAGCAGAGCAACAGATGTTTAGATAATCAATAAAGATAATATCTGGTGTAAAGTTCTTCTTTAGCTTCAGTTCATTTAGTAAAGCTCTGAAATGGCCAGCATGAGCCGCTGCGGTAGGATATTCTTTAATGATTAACCGACCATGTGTTTTTGATTTAAGGATTTCAAACTTTCGTTCATACTCGGACTTAGATATTGTTTGCAGTTCATTCAAATCTATATTTAGCAAATTGGCATCTATACGCTCTGCAATCTTTTCTTCAGCCATTTCCATAGTAATATAAAGAACATTCTGGCCTTGAGAGATAGAGCTAGCGGCACAATGGCACATGAATAAAGATTTACCTGCACCTGTGCCAGCTAAACAAATATTGAGGGTCTTGATTGGAAATCCACCCTTTGTAATTTTATTAAACAGGTCAAGGTCAAAACGAATACGGGACTCAACACGATGGTAGAAATCATATCGTGAATCTGAATCGTTTAGATAATCATGGCCAACAGAATTATCAAATGAAACTCCAAGAGCATCACTTAATAGTTTAGGGATTTCACCCTTTGATTTTATATGTTTTCTATCATCAAGAATAGAAACAGATTCCATGATAGCATTGTAGATAGCTTTATCTTGGCAAAACTTCTCTGTCTGCTCAGTTAGCCATTGCTGTTCACTTGGGTCTTTATCATCGTGGATTTGATTGAGAATATCAACTGCTGTGCGAACTTCAGGCTCAGTCAATAGCTTGCTATCTGTAAAATTAATTACAAGAGCTTCGTGTGTTGGTAATGTTTTATATTTTAATGCAAAATCTTGGACTTCTTTGAATACATTTCTTTCATCGTTGTCTGAGAAGTATTCTGGTCTAATGAATGGTATAACTTTACGAGCATATTCTTCATTATAAATCAGGTTCTTCAAAATTGTAGTTTCGAGCCGTTTCATTTGTTTGCTTTGTTAGTATTTCAGTTAATATATCGCCCATGATTGTAATAAAATCTTGGTCTTTTTGCAACTCATCTATATCATGTTTACCAGATTGAACTATGGTGTATCCAAATTCTAATACACCAACCTCACCTTGCGGCTTAACTCTTACTTTACCATAATGATATACAACATTAATATATAAACCTTTTAATAATTGTATACCTGTAATGTCTGAGTTGGTAAAATCTATAAATTTATAATCTACACCCTCCTTAGGCATCTTCTTCCTCTTGGAGAAGAATTGGAGTAGTTTCTCCCATAATGTTTCCATATGCAATTCCATATTTTTGATTTACAAATTCTTTGAACTTTACATCTTTTAATAGTGGCAACATAAACGCATCGGTCTGTGTTGCTTCAAACCGAACCTTATCACCAATTTCACCAGTTTTTTGGTCAACCTTTGCGTACCAACCAGGACTTGGCTTAGAAACAAAGTTCCCCTCAATCGCAATATCAACAAGGCCAGAATACTTTTGAATACCACCATCAAATGATACTGAGATAGGAATCTTGGATTTCTCTTTAGCATATCTTGATTTTTCTACATTGATAATAAAGTTATAACCAACAACTTCTGTGCCATCTTTTTCTTGCTGGCGCCCAAGGATAAAAATGTTATCGGCAGAGTAATAAGAACCTGTGCCACCACCAACAATATCTTTAGGGAACATACCAATTTCTTTGTAAGTATGATTCACAACAACCATTGGAATATCTTTTAAGTTTAGATGTGGTGTTACCATACGGAACAAACTCTTAACTTGTTTAGCTCTACTCATATCTGCAACTGATTTACCATCAAGAGCATCCTCAACTTCTTTCTTGCTGGCTAAGTTACCAATTGAATCAAGAATAATAATCAATTTATCACCACGATTTACATCTTGTAACTGTTGCATGATGTCAAACTTCAATTGTTCAATATCTGTAAGAGGTGTATGTAGCACTCTGGTCATATCAATTTGGAATGTTTCAAAGTATTTAATCGGTGTTCCAAATTCACTATCATAAAACAATAATACAGCTTCAGGATACTTATCAAGGTATGCCTTTGCCATTAATAAACTAAAGGCCGTCTTAAAGTTTTTGGAAGGTCCCGCCCACATTGTAAGACCAGGCACAATACCACCATCCAGTTTACCACTTAGTGCCACATTAATCATCGGCACATCTGTTGGTACCATATCTTTTTCTGTAAAGAATTTTGATTTGGATAGAATTGAACTATCTTTAATCGTTGAATTCTTTTTAATCTTGTCCATTAAACTCATTAAAACGAACCTCCATCAAGTGTTGTAATTTTATTTTTCGGTATTAATTCGTGTGTTTCACCATCTACATAGAAGGATTCTAAACTATTAGAGGGCTGATTGTCAAGCCTTTTCTTCTTTCTTGCCTTCTTTGTGGTTGGTATTTCTTCTGGTAGTATTTTAAGTTTTCTATATGTTTGATTTGAGGCAATTAATAATAGCATAGCCAGTGGATCAAACACAATAATGATAGTGAATATAACCAATCTAACAGCTTTGTCTATGAAACCAGCATCATCTTTATTATAGAATATTTCGGCAATATATTTAATTGGCCCAATCTCTGCTGTTAATTTATTTTCTTCTGTCATTAAAGGCAACTTCTCTTTAGATAACCTTGTTAATTCTACCTGTGTATCTTGTATCTGCTTATCAATTTTATTGGATGCTGTAGTTGGATCGCCAGCACGCTTTAGTAAATATTCTAATCGGTCTTTGGCAATCTTCTCTTGTGTATTCAATGTTTTGATTTGGACTGAGTTAGCACCAACAACTATATTAGATTGAATATGAGCTCGTGAGAGAAACCCAAATATACCCATTGATGTGATAGCCATTAAAAGAATGATAGCCACAATGAAATATGTTTTTATCAGGCGATTCGTTTCTATCCAATTATTATAGAGCCACGATACTGTTACTAACTTTGCAACTTCAAGAACCGAACCCATAAGGATAATTGGCCAAAATGAACCAGGAAATATTTGTGCAAGGCCTATAACAGAATAAAAAGCAGCAATAGCAGATAACGCTATTGCTGTCAAAAAAGGTAATATTGCTTGTAACATTATGAATGATAGGGTTGATTTTTCTTGTGCGGGACATCAAATACAAAAGTTATACGAATACAATCTCCAACATTTACTGTGCCGTGTTTTTTCTTATTATTAAACCATAGTAAAGTTCCTGGTTCAACAACCACTTCATCATCACCACAATGATACTTGTATGTCCCTTGTATTGATAAATGAAACCTATCTTTATTCAGATAGTATGTTCCTTGGTCAATATGGCTATCAACTACGCCAGCAACAGGTAACGATAAAAACCCACACCGCTTAAATCCACTAAAGTTTCTTTTTAGAAACCGAATCATGTATGTGTGCTTATCATATGCTGGAGTTGGAATACAAATCTCTGTATCGCCAACAAACTGGTCGGTGTTTTCTACACCACCAACTACTAATTGGAGAACATCAGCACTAAGCTCTTGAAATCCATGATTCAATAATGAGTCGGCATTTTCCATTTTAGATTGTGAGCCCCAATCTTCAGGATACTGTTTCAATTGTGCCAGTATTTTCGACACATTGATTCCTGTTTTCA